ATCGTAGCGCACGGCATTGTGGCGCCGGGCAGTCTGGTGGCAAATCCGCTGCATCATCACACACACCCGGCCAAGCAAAGCGAGTTACTGGCCGCGTCAATCGGCGAGGTTGGTTTCTTGCGATCAGTCACCGTGAATAAGACAACCGGCAATCTGGTCGACGGTCACGAGCGAGTAGAGCAGGCGATAAAATCAAAACAGAAATATATCGACGTCGAGTATGTGGAGCTGACAGAATCCGAGGAGCGTCTTGCCCTGGCGACGCTTGATGAAATCGGCGGCATGGCAACTATTGACCCTGAGAAACTAGAAAAATTGCTCGCGGAACTACAACCGGGCGATGATGCTTTAAAGGAAATGCTTGCCGACATGGAACGCGCGGCGGGCCTTGATACAACAGGCATCGAGGAAACGGAAACGCCAGAACCGCCGGCCGACCCAGTTACGCAGCCGGGCGACTTGTGGCTGCTGGGCGACCACCGCGTGTTGTGTGGAGACTCGACAAAGGCCGAGGACGTGGCGAGGGTAATGGTTGGTGAGTCGGTTAATGTGGCGATCACATCGCCACCGTATGCGAGCCAGAGGGACTACGACACGAGCAGCGGATTTAAACCTGTTTCGCCAGACAATTACGTCATCTGGTTTGAGCCTGTACAGAAAAACATATTGCACCACCTTGCCGGAGATGGCTCGTGGTTTCTTAATATCAAAGAACACTGTGAGGACGGGCAGCGTGTGCTATATGTAAAAGACCTCGTAATTGCCCACGTGCGCGAGTGGGGTTGGAGTTTTATCGACGAGTTTGTTTGGAGGCATGGCGGCACACCCAAAGGGGTAAAGAGGAGATTTAAAAATGCCTTTGAGCCTGTGTTCCAGTTTGCCCCGGGGAGGTATAAGTTTTTTCCCGATGCGGTTAAACGGCACTCGGCGAATGTGCCGAAAGGTGACGGGTCAATAGTCACCCGATCCTATGACAAGCAAGGCGTCGAGGGTGCCTTTGCGAAAGCTTTACGAGGCGAGGATCGAGGCTCCCCAGGGCTGGCGTATCCGTCGAATTGCTTGTCTTTGGGACATAACCACGATGCCCTTGGCCATGCTGCGGTATACCCAGTTACACTGCCAACGTTTTTCATCAAGGCTTACTCGGAGCAAAAAGACTTAATCTACGACCCATTCCTCGGCAGCGGCACAACCTTGATTGCCGCCGAGCAACTCAACCGCAAATGCTACGGGATAGAAATTAGCCCGGCCTATTGTGACGTAATAGTAGATCGCTGGGAAAAGCTGACAGGCAAAAAGGCGAAACGCAAACAGGAGGCCCAGAAAAATGGGAAAGCGCGGACCAGCCAAAACGCCAACGGCAATATTAAAGCTACACGGTAGCCGCCTCGCGAAAGACCGCGACAAGGTGCAGCCTAAACCGTCACGCGGCGCGCCTCGGTGCCCGGCCAGCTTATCCGACGAGGCCAAGCAGGTCTGGCGGCAGATCGTGCCAAAGCTGATCGATATGCGTGTGCTCTGCAAGGTCGACGCCGGGACGCTCGAGCGGTATTGCGACGAGTTTGCTAGGTGGCGGCGCGCGTCAGATTTCATCAAGCAGCACGGCGAGACCTACCCTATAAAAAACGCTGACGGCTCGTTGAAGTATGTGCAGCAGTTTCCGCAGGTCTCAATATCTTCGAAGCTGAGCGCCAGTCTGTTGAGGATAGAGCAAGAGTTTGGATTGACGCCATCGGCCCGGGCGGGCTTGTCGGTGACTCCACAGCCAACCGCCGACCCTAAGCAGTCGAGATACTTCGCGTGATAGATCGAGCTGACCCATACTGGTTTGATGAAGAGGCCGCCGAGTTTGCCGTCAGTTTTTTTCCGTCTTGCCTCCAGCACATCGAGGGTGTGCACGCTGGAAAACCTTTTGACCTGCTGCCCTGGCAAGTCACAGTCGTTTCGGATTTATTCGGCTGGAAACGCACCGCCGACAACCTGCGGCGATACCGCACGGCTTATATTGAGGTGCCGCGCAAAAATGGAAAGTCAACATTTGCTGCGGGCCTAGCGTTGTTTCTGTTGCTGCTCGATGATGAGGCCGGGGCACAAGTCTACTCTGCCGCATCGACCCGGGACCAAGCCGGGTTGGTGTATCGGATAGCCGTAGCGATGGCCCGCAAGTGCGACGGCATCGCCGAGGCGGTAAAAATCCGAGACTCTAAAAAACGGATCATCTATGATGATACCAACTCTTTTTATCAAGTCGTATCTTCTGACGCGGCCGCACAATTCGGCCAAGGTGCGTCGGCTATAATCTTTGACGAGGTGCACACACAGCCAAACCGCGAGTTGTGGGACGCCCTCACTACCTCAGTGGGAGCACGGCCGCAACCGCTGACAATCGCAATAACAACCGCGGGGCATGATCGATCCTCGATTTGCTGGGAACTGCACGAGTTTGCTCGGAAAGTTGAAGCCGACCCAAGCTGCGACGCTTCGTTCTATCCTGTGTTGTACGGCGCTGAGGCGTCGGATGATTGGACAGACCCTGAAGTCTGGGCGCGTGCTAATCCTTCAATTGGCTACGGTGTGACGGTTGATTATCTGGCGACAGAATGCAACCGCGCAAAACAGATGCCGAGCTATCAAAACACTTTTCGCAGACTGCACCTCAACCAATGGACTGAGCAAGAATCGCGAATTATCCCTATGATTGAGTGGGACGAATGCAGCGACGCTCCTACAGACCTCGAAGACAAACCGTGTTTTGTCGGTATGGACTTGTCGAGCACGCGAGACGTTACAGCTCTTGTTTTAGTTTTTCCCGATGGTGAAGGTGCGTTTGATGTGCTCCCATATTTCTGGATACCGGAAGAGTCGGCGTCAGAAAGAGCCAGGCAGGACAAGATGCAGGTGATGAACTACGCGCAGCAGGGTCACATTGAAACAACGCCGGGGAATGAGATCGACACTTTTTACCTCGTCGAGCGGATCGGGCAAATCCTTGGGGCGCACAACGTCAAGACTGTCGGCTTTGACGTCTGGAACTCTGGGGCAATCGTGCAGATGTTGCAACGAGATGCGGGAATACCGCTCGAAGTCTTCCTAAAAATGCGGCAAAACTTTTCGACGTACAATCAGCCATTCAAACGGCTGCTCGGCTTACTGGCATCGCGTAAGCTGCGGCACGGCGGCAACCCTGTGCTCAGGTGGATGGCGGGCAATACAGCGCACAGGCAGGACGCGAGCGGCAACATTCGGCCTGACAAGGGGCGGTCATCTGATAAGATTGACGGTATATCTGCAATGCTGATGGGCCTGGCCTTGGCACTTAATGCGGAAGTCGAGTTGCCATCAGTTTACGAAGAAAGTGGGCAGCTCAAATTATGACAGAGATCAGCGATTTTAGTCCGCAGGCCCAGGCGAGTAGCGCATCTAATCCAGCCGAATGGCTCGTTGACTGGGTACGGGGCGGCACTGAATCAGACAGCGGAATAGCCGTTAACTCGGCCTCTATCCTGACGAGTGGTCCAGTGTGGCAAGCGGTCAACGTGATTTCCGGCGACCTTGGGCAATTGCCGTTGATCCTTTACAAGCGCACCGCCGACAATCGTAAGACGCGGGACACATCACACCCGGCGGCCCGGCTGGTGCGGCGGCGACCGAATGCAGAAATGAGGATCAACACTTTCAAAGAATTGATGCAATCCAGGGCGCTGCTTTGGGGTAACGCTGTGGCGGCGATCATGCGAGACCGCGGCGGGCGACCTATCGACCTGATCCCACTGCCACCGGACCGCACATCCGTTGAGAGAGATGACAACGGCGTGTTGTGGTATCTGACATCAACCGCCATGGGCAAGACTAAATTTAGGCCCGCAGACGTTTTCCACATTTCCGGCCTGACCTCGGACGGCATCTGGGGCCACTCTGTTATCAGTCTAGCTAAGAATACGATTGGTAAAGACTTGGCACTTGAGAAACACGGCAACCGCACCTTCAAGAATGCGGCCCGGCCATCGGGTGCCCTCGAAATACCGCAGCGGCTTACACCTGAAGCCCGGCGCAATCTCCGCGAGGAGTGGAACTCTATGCACGAAGGGCTAGACAACGTAAATCGTATCGCCGTCTTGCAGGAGGGCGCCCACTTTTCCGCAATGTCGGTGCCAAACGAAGATGCTCAATGGCTCGACTCAATGAAACACAGCCCCGTGCAGGTGGCTCACTGGTTTTTATTGCCGCCGCATAAAGTCAACTCGTTGGAGCGCGCCACGTTTTCGAATATCGAATCGCAGCAGCAAGACTATTTCAATACATGCCTGATGCGATGGCTCGTGAAATGGCAGGAAGAATGCGAGGCCAAGCTGTTAACCGAGCGAGAGGCCGACAGCGGTCAACACTTTTTTCGCTGGAACACTGGCGCACTATTGCGCGGCGACCTGAAGACGAGATATGAGGCCTATAGTCTTGGGCGTGCGGGCGCGTGGCTATCGGTAAACGACGTGCGGAACTCGGAAGACCTCAACGAGATAGAGGGCGGCGACGACTACGAAAACCCAAACATCACAAGCGGGGATGGTGCAAGGGCAGGCGTGTTTACTCCGCAAACTGCGGGTGATCAACATTTAGGGGCGCAGGGATGCTTGTTGCCTGACGCATCTGTCGTACGTGACGACGACCCGCTAGCAGAGAAGCTAAGCGGG